CCCCCCGCCACATCGTCAGTTAGTCGCCGTCGGTTTCGACAATCGCCGTGCCGTCAGAGACATCAACCACACCAGAGGCGTTGCTGAGCACGTTGACGAGATTGGTCGTCGGCGTGTTTGTGTCGGTCACGATGATGACATCGCGGACAGACACCTCGTCGGACACGTTCTTGAAGTAGCCAGCGGTGTTCACCGTCGCGATTGCATCGGCAGACGAATAAAACCACAGCGCGTTGCCGGAGCCTTTTTTCGACTGTCCGCCAACCGGGTTCCAGCCTGTTCGTGAAAAAGCCATGATTAAGCCTCTCTGCAAGTAATTTTTACGATCCCAGAAGATTCGACCGCGACAGCGCCAGCCGAGAACATCGACGCAACTAGGAAGGAAGTTTTTTCCGGGATGTAATCAACGCGGCTCTGCTGATCCATCGACGTACCCATACCGAGCGCCGATTTGTGGAAAGCGAAAATCGTCCGGTCGTTGGAGCCGTCTTTGACTAGGCCACCCTCGTCCATGTCGCCGAGCATCACAAAATCGAAGCCCATGTACGACGAGACGCTGCCCGTAACGAGCGCCTTGATCGAGGCGAAATCCGAAGATGTGACCTCGGTATCACCAAGCAATGCCTCGAGACTATTGGCGTGCATCAGGAAGGTTCGACCATCAGGATCCACGTTAGCCGCGTCCATTAGTCGCTTGGTTTCACGGAGCTTTTCGATATTGAGGTCCGTGTTTGCGCCGCCGATGCTGTTTGCAACGGTGCCGGTGCCGGATGCTGCGGTCAGTGCGTCGAGCACTACCTGATCCATCCGCCGCCCAATCGATTTACCGACAGCCTGGACGAGTTCCTGGCGCTCGGAGAAATTGACGTGGCTCTGGTTGAAGATGTCCGAATATTCTGCCGCGATAAAATCGGTCATCGTCGCGGTTGCCGAGGAAAAAGCGAGGTTCATCGGAACTACGTCGGTCATCGGGGTCCGCACGGATGCGACGCCCTTGCCGAGCGTCGGGAATTTAACAGTGCTGGCACCCTGGGCGTTCTTCTCGCGGATCAATCCGCCGAGCTTGCGTGACGCCTGGTATGCCTGTTTCACTTCCTGATCGAACAGGGTAGTGAAGGCGTTTGAGATCGTGGCCATTTAGCCCTCCAGGTTAAAAACGAAAAATGTTTTCGCGGTTATCCAGTGGGCTGGGCCGACAATCATAACGACCGGCCAAACGGTTATCGGTCGCGATCAGAATACGTCCAGGCCAAACGACGCAACAAACAAAGTTTTGTTAAAAACTCTCACCATGCAGAGCGTAGACCTTTTTCTCGACCCTCGAGGGGTACGCCATGTCCTGCCCGTAACGCGGATCGGCCATCAATTCCTGGATCTCATCCATCGTTGTGGCGCCGACATCCATCGATGCGGAGGCGGGAGGGATATCGCTTTCGCCATACGACCGCCGGATCTTGTTCATTGCGTTGATAAACGTCGCGTTGTTCGACGCATTGGCGATGGCCTCGAGCTCGTCATTGCTGAGTGTGCCGGAGGTGCCGAACTTGGTTAGCCAGGCATCCATCGATCCGATAATTTTTTCGGCGTTGCGGCCTAACTTGCCCATTTCCTCGTCGCGCCGATATTTGATTTCCTCGTTCAGCGCGCCCTGGGACTCGAGGTAGAACTTGGTTAATCGCTCGAATTGATCTTGAGAAAAGCCTTCATCTTTCGCGATGTCCAGAAAATCGGCCAGCATAGGATCGTCAGCATCGATATCGCCGAGCTCGTCAACAGAATATTTGCCGTCCGCAGGAGCCTTGTGCTTTCCCGCCGACATTTTCGCGCGCAGTTCTTTATAAGAAGTTGCCAGTTTCTCAGCATCGAGCTCGCCCTTTTCTGCATTCCAAAATTGATCATCGATGTATTCCGGTTTCTCGGCTGGCTCAGCGGCAGCTTCGGGCTCATCGCCTTCAACGTGCGGCGGCGCCTCGTATTCTTCAGTCTCGGGTTCGATTGATTTGACATTCAGTAAGCTCTGATTGTCGTCGGTGGCGGCCTCTTGGTTATCGCCTTCGACGGTCAGCGTTTCGTCAGCCATCAGGTATTATCCTCGCTCTGGTTAATCGCCGCTCAATTTCGCGGACAAGTGAATTCTGGCCCTCACGCGCATAGCCGTGACTTGCGTCTTCGCCGGGGTACCAGGTGGGTTGCTCAATAGTTACGCCGCGCAGGTATCGCAGCAGTTTGGCGCCATCTTCTGTCGAGAAAACGCGCAGGTGCAGCTTGTCGATATCTTCGGCGCTGTCGCTGGTTTCGCGGGTCAGATCCGCCCAGGTGGTGCTCATGCCGGTGCGCCTTCCTGCTCGGCCTGTGCGGCCATAGCTTCCTCTGCCTGTTGCTCAATCTGCGCCAGGATTTCCTCTTTTTCCTCTTGGGTATTGAGGATCGACATTGGCACACCCAGACGGTCGGCGATAAACGAAATGGCCTTGTCCTGGTTAATAGCCAGTTGACCACTCGGTCCCGCCGCCTGGGCGACCTGCATGAATTGCATCACCGCCTCGAGCTCATCGAGGTTCTGTGCCTGGGCAAGCGGAGAAATGGGAACGATCTTGACCTGCTGGCCGTCAACCTTCAGCGGCAGATCGATGATCGCGGCCTGATCCATTACCGTGAGCACACGGCTGACGATTGGCGTCATGGCCTCAGTGATCAGTCTGCCGAAAGCGGATCCGAGATTTTGCGCGAGCTCTTTCATCCTCGCCGAGACTTCGGTCGCTGAGCGCGCAGACATCGTGTCAGGCGGGAGCGTGTCATCGAGCATAATTTTCTTAATGCTCACCACCAAATCATTGATGACGATCTGAGCGGTATTGAAATCACCGGCACGGGGCAGGGGCTTGAGGCTTTCGCCCTGGGGGCCACCATTGCGCGCAACCGGGATGATCGAGCCGGGCTGAATGCGAACAGTCTGCGGGTTCAGGACACCATCGTCGGCTGCGGTATAGACGCCGCTGATCGACAGGCTGGCATTCTGCAAGATCAGCTTTTTAACCAGGTTCAAGGTCTTGATATCACTGATCGCGGAAATCAGGGGGCCGCGCCCCATGACCTCGCCAGCGATTTTGCTGTACCTGGCGACAACCCAGGGGGTGCTATCCATTTCGCGGAAAACCAGTTCCTCTTTTTTCTGCGGCCAAATGACGTGATAGCAATAATAATCGTCGTCCGGCTTGTAGATCGTGGCCTCGAGGAGCTCGATCTCGTCGGTCGGTTTCTCATCAATGAGCTTCTGGAGCTCGGGCGTAACCGTCAGATCCGGCCAGTGCTGCGGGACGGCCTCACAGCGCATTCGCATCTTACGATAGACGTTCTGCACAGATCCGTGCGGACCTTCCTCCAACGACACCAGGAATTGCGGCACCGCCTCAAACCGGAGAGGCGTGTCCTCATCGCCAGGCTGGATAAGCATGACCGCCGTGCCGACTGCGAGATCCACGAGAAACTCCGACATTGCCAGGTCAAAATTAGTCTGACGGATGACCGCAAACATTTTCTCATTGTAGATATCGAGCGCGCGCTGGAGCCCTTCTTTTTGCTCGGGGTCGATATCAGTGCCAGCATCGAGGCGACACCAGTTTCGATAGGGCGGGAATAGCGTTGCCTGAAGACGGTTTGCAAATCGCTGCGTCGAATTGATGGCGGTCGAGTCATACACCCGTTCCATCTTCGGCTGGCCGACTGTGCCGCCTTCATAATTACCGTCGTATAGATTGCGCTGGGGTAACGCGAATTCGTAGCAATCAGAAAATAAACTGCGCCACTGATCCTTGCGCCGGTCAGCCTTTTCCGCGCGATTAATTACCTGCTCGGGAGATAGCTTCATCCCAGGGTAGTTTTCAGATCATCGATGCCGGTCTGCGCGTTGTCGCGGTTTGACGCCAGAAGCATCCGCTGACCGCCAGACCTTAACGCACGGCGGCGAGACATAAGCTGATCACCCGCCAGGCGCTCTTTCTCGGCAGTGCGCTTTTCCTGCTTTTTAAGAATTTCTTCCTGCTTTCGCTGGCTTTCCGCGATGGAGGGATCCGGCGCTGGAGGTTTAGGAGACGAAAATATTCCACCCATATCAATTATATATCCTCGACAACTGGAAAGCGTCGGAACCGCCTGGCAAAAGCTGCCGCAGCGTTCCCTCGATGTCGAAATTTAACCACTCGGCGAAGCGGACACCGGCAAAGTTTTGTGTGTGGACCGTGAACTGGACCCGCCGCAGGTCCGGCACGGTACCCAGGGCATCGAAAAACTGTCGGGCGGAACGCAGAAAGGGGCGCCCGTGGTGCCGTAAGCCGGACCCGCGCAGCATCCAGAGCTCGAGGACACCGGGGATCATCGGCACCAGGCCAAACGACATCACACATTCACCGCCGCGCATGGCTGTTGCGGATGGACCGATCTGCGATTGCGCGGTCAGCCAATCAAGGTACGCAGGGAACGCCGCAAAGCTGGCGCGCTCGATCTCGGAATAGTCGTACAGATAGAAATGCGCGGGAGAAAACGGGATCAGGCGATAGCCGTCGGGCAGATTTATAAAGTTTTGAAAATCAATCACGGCGAGCTCGGATATAATATCGCGTTTCTTGTTCTCCTCTCCGTCTCCCTGGCGGAAACTCCCCTGGCCCAGTGCCGGGGGTTTTTTTCAGAAAACACTGAATTCCGTATTAGCAATCACCGGCTCGGTATTGATGCCAGGGCGGTGCGATCCGCGCGTCAATCGCCGATGCTCACCACCACCGAGGCAGATATATCCATAGGCGTCACCAATATGGCTCGAATTGTTTTTGTATGGCTTATCGCGAAAGCGCTCCTGGCCACCGCTGATTGCTTCGCGCTTGAAATAATATCCGCCGGTCAGGGCTTTGCGGAGTTGGTGGCAATCCTTGTGGATCTGCAAACCCGGCTTGCCGTTGATCAGCCTGGTCATCGGCGCGGCACCAGCTTCGCGGCGCACCTGGAAGTCATTCGTCGCCGTTGGTTTGGCGTTAAGGCCCAGGGTTCGCAGATGGTCAAACGCCGTCACCTCGAAGATCTCATCGCGCTTTGACCCGGCAGGGTCGCCCCAGATCAGCGGCTCGAGTTTATCGAAGCGGGTGTTGAGCTCGTACAGCAACATTTGCCCGAACCGCTCGAGGCCCATGTCTTCGGTTACGAGCTCGTAAAACATATTCCACTGCCCGGATGGATGGCGCTGGCCAAACACGGCGGCAGGGGTCAGGCCAAAATCAAGGCCGATGTGGATCGGTAACGAATAATCGATCTCGAGCGTCTCCGCAGACATGGTGCTATCGACATATTCCTGCCAGACGGCTCGGCCTTCCTGGACAAACGTATAGAGCCCCGCCGCATAGGCGTTGATCCAATCCAGGTTCTTGCCCTGCAACTGCTGCTGATAGTAGCCAGGGGGCAGGTTGTTCGTGTTCTCGGCCTTGGGATTAGGCACCCAGTGCTTGCCAGCCGAGAATATCGCGTTTGCATCTTCGACGGATCCAGGGTGAACGCCGCCAGGCTGTCTGAAAAATTTCCATGCCCAATCGCCTTTCCCCGGCTTTTCCTTCTCAGCCAGGCGATAATACCAGTGATCATCATCCATCGGGTTCGAGCACATCCACACACCGCGCCAGGTTGCGCCACCGTCCGCCTTTGACGGATATCTGCCCACCCTCGAGGTCAGCGCATCGATGATTGCTTTTGGGAGCTCACGGACCTCATCGACAAACGCGCCAGTGAGCTCGAGGGACAGAACGCGGCGCGTGTCCCTGGGCTGATCCAGGGCCAGGAATATCACCTCACAATCGATCCCGGCAGCATCACCGCGCGGGGGTAGCTGAATATGATGGGTGATCGGCGGGGACCAGCGCATTGCGCCCCATTTATTCTCGGGGAAGATTTCTTGCCACGTTTTGAGGGTCGTCGTGCGGAGCTCGGGGTATGAGTTACGGATGATGGCGAAACGGGTATG